AGCATTGGCAAATGAATGGCGAATTTCCCCAGATCAAGCACGGCGCAGACTCTGTGCAAATTGTGAATACTTTGATGACAAGCCAGAAACTTTAGAAGCTATGGAAGTTGTCAAGCAAGATGAATACGACAAAGACGGTGGTGGGCGTGGTTTCTGCCATAAATTCGAGTTCGTTTGTCACAATCTCCGAGTGTGTAAAGAGTGGGAAAAGGACATGAAAGGCGAAGAAAATGAAGATGACTAAAGCAGGCGAGAAAAAAGTCGGCAAAGTATATTCTGAATATAAGGCTGGCAAACTTCATTCAGGTAAAAATGGTCCTGTTGTTAAGAGTAAAGCCCAAGGAATCGCCATTGCTTTGTCAGAAGCCCGTAAGGTTATGAAAAAGAAGTGATACCAAAAAAACTACACTTTGTTTGGATAGGAGACGAGTCCAAACGACCTGATAAATGTATTGAGACATGGCGAGACTTAAATCCTGATTACGAAATCAAGATTTGGGGCAACGAAGAACTAAAACAGCCTTGGTTTAACGCCACTCACATGCAGTCAATGCTGTCTCACGAACTTTGTGGGGTAGCAGACATGATGCGATATGAAATCCTCTACAACGAGGGTGGAATCACGTTAGACGCTGATTCTGTCTGTCTCAGTCCCTTAGAGGATTGGTTACTCAAACCCTCCGCATTTGCCCATTGGGAACAGGAAATCATGCGTCCTGGGTTGATTAACGTCTCTGTGATGGGATCGGAAAAAGGAAATCCGTTTTTTGGGGAGTGTATTAACCGACTCCAAAAGAAAGCCTCAGTGATTGATAAACGGGCTTGGGAGACAACCGGACCCGCACATATCACGGAAGTTTTCAGGGAAACGGGATATGACTTAACTGTTTACCCTACTCACTATTTCACGAAACATCACTTCTCAGGAAAGATTTACAAAGGCAATGGACACTGTTTCGCCACACAATTCTGGGGATCAACTCGTGGATATGACGGAATTGATTGAACTAAGAGACGGATGGTGGTGGGTCAAAGACGATGTAGAGGCGTGGAAATGGATTCCCCGTGAGATTCAAGCCCTTCCAGAACTTTTAAAGTGGGTTCCCAAGCGTGGAACAATCATCCAGGCAGGAGCGAACTGTGGGGTATGGATTCGTGCTTACGCTGCTTTATTCGAGAAGGTTTACACATTTGAACCCAACGATTTAAATTGGGAATGTCTGATAAGAAACGTGACTGAGCCAAACGTCAACATGACCAAGGCAGGACTGAGTGACCGAATGGGTTACTGTCGGTCAGTAAACGGAGAAGCTGAGAACTGGGGAGCAATGCAGATTGAGGAAGCCCAAGAAGGCATCCCAATGGTCACTATTGACTCTCTAGGAATAGATTGTGACCTGATCCAGCTCGATGTAGAGGGCTTTGAAGAAAACGCTCTAAAGGGCGCATATCAAACCATTCAAAGATGTAAACCTGTCATCATCATTGAGCAAAAGAGGCTAGGAAAAAACGGCATGACAGACGCCGAAATCGCTATAATGATTCAGGATTGGGGTTACTATTTCGCTGAGAGGGTAATCTCAGACAACATCTTCATTCCGAGGTGAACATGATTAAGCGCGGAAGTGAACAATTCTCGGGGTATAACAAACCCAAGAGAACACCGAATCATCCTACGAAAAGCCATGCAGTATTGGCTAAGTCAGGAGACGAGGTTAAGTTGATTCGCTTTGGTCAGCAAGGTGTTAAGGGTTCACCGGACGGAACGAAAAGAAACGAAGCATTCAAGGCTCGACACGCAGAGAACATCGCCAAGGGCAAGATGAGTGCGGCTTTCTGGGCAAATAAAGTTAAGTGGTGACGTCATGGGACTATTAGACTGGTTACAAGACCCGCGCCGTACTCAGGCAATGCAGGGTATTGGTTCGGCTATTCAAAGCGGTCTATTGAACATCCAGCAAGGAAATGAGCGCTTCCAAGGTTTAGCATCAAGAGCACTAGCTGACCAAACAAACCCCGCAAGGGTTACTGATCCACAAGCATTCAATGAATTGTCAAAGATGGCAATGGGTTTGCTTAGTTTTGCTCCTGTTGGAATGACAACTCCTGTAAGAAGTTCATTTGTTCCTGGTGTTGAAGCTGGTAAAGAAATGATTGTTCACCATAACATTACACCAAACAAATTAGCAAATGTTGAAAAAGTAGGTGGAATGCCAGTTCCATCTATTGCTGTGTCTAATGTAGAAAATCCAATGATGAATTTTGGTGATATTTCACTCATTGGGTCTAAAGAAATGGCTATACCATCGGCTAAAAATCCAGTTTATGGATTTGATGCGTATACAGCAAGAACACCAAGCATTGAATACACTTTTGATAGTAAATCTTCTAAAAATTTAGATAATTTATTTTCTGATGTAAAAGACTCTCTTAACAGTGGAACAATATATAACTTAAAAGATAATTGGAAAGAACGTCAATTCAATGATGCAATGAAAGCTAAGTTCCTAAAAGAAAAAGGAATGCTTGCAGACCCTAATGACTTTAAAGATAAATGGGACTTTTCTAGGGACATTGGTACAAAAGTAGATCAAAACTGGAAAGAATACACTGAATGGGTCAATGAATTTGATAAGCGTTTGCCAGATGCTGGTGTAAACATCCAAGAAAAAATTTTTAAAGGTTATACAGATTCTGGAAATAGGCGCTACGCTCCTGCAACACTAGAAAATCTTGTTAAAGAAATGAAAGGTGGCGCTGGTGCAGAAGGATTTTTCTATGGTGTTGGAAACATCAGAGCAGTAGCAACACCAAAATTTAAAAATTTGAATCAAGTTAAGGCTGCAAGAGAAAACATTGTCACAAAAGAAGATTTTGAACCTGTTAAGAAACAAATTGATGATGCTTTTCAAAACATCAATGAGCGCCTGCGTAAATTAGACAACCAAGCTGGCTATGGATATGATGCGCCTGACGCCTTGTATGAAATAGGTCAAACAAGAAATGTAAACCTTTTGGATAAAATTTATAAAGACGTTCCTGAGTCATTGAAGGCTGATGTTCAGATTTTTATGAACAAAGTACGTCAAATGCCAACAGAATACTTTGAAATAAAACCTCAAAGGGCTGTGCAGGTAAGTGAATTTAAAGGCGCTATTCTTCCTTCTAATGTTCCACAACAATCTATTGACTATTTGAAAAGTCAAGGATTAAAAGACCTTTTCTATTACTCAACACCAGAAGAACGAAAAGAGTTGTTTAAGAAATTTACTCCTGAAATGTTTGCAGCATTACCCGCTGGATTGTTATCTGATCCAGAGATAAGACGCAAACTAGATGAAAGCCTGTTAAACTATTAACATCTTAACAAAAGCAACGAGCCGAAAGGAATTGCTTAACATGAATAAATTACAAGCAGGAAATTCTGCAAATTTAACTAATCGTGGTCGAGGAAGACCTCCAGGAAGCATCAATAAGGCTACCAAGACGTTTAGAGAGACTGTGACTAGGCTACTAGAGGATAACTCTGAAAACGTCTCTAAATGGCTTACAGAGGTTGCAGAGGGATGTGAAGAAAAAGAATTGAAAGCAGACCCAAAAGCTGCTTTGACACTTCTCGCTCAAATGGCTGAATACGCTACTCCGAAGTTGAATAGAACTGAAGTCACGGGACAGGATGGTGGACCAGTTGAAATCTCTGGTATTCAGATCAATCTGAAACGCCCTAATGAATCTTGAACTAGACTTCCCTGAGAAGCTAGATTTTTTATTTGAGCCTCACCGATTCAAAATCCTCTATGGGGGACGGGGATCGGGTAAGTCATGGTCTGCTGCCAGGGCTTTGATTGCCATATCCCTTCAGAAGCCTACTAGGATTCTGTGTGCGCGTGAACTTCAGAACTCAATCTCTGATTCGGTCTTAGCTCTCTTGGCAGACCAGATCAAGGCAATGGGTCTTGAGTCTCTCTTTGACGTACAGAGAACCGCTATCTACGGTATGAATGGAAGTGAGTTCTCTTTCGTTGGATTGAAGCATAACGTCACCTCGATAAAGTCCTATGAAGGGGTAGATATTTGTTGGTGTGAGGAAGCGCAAGCAATCTCTAAAGTGTCCTGGGAGACATTGATCCCGACTATTCGTAAGCCTAATAGTGAGATATGGGCTACCTTCAACCCTGATTTAGACACTGATGAGACTTATCAAAGATTTGTGGTTAATCCTCCTCCGAACGCAGTTGTCAGGAAAGTTAACTGGTCGGACAATCCGTGGTTTCCGCAAGTTCTCAAAGAAGAACTAACCCACTTAAAAGAAAAAGACCCTGACGCCTACCTTAACGTCTGGGAGGGTCATACCCGTCAAATGCTGGACGGTGCTGTTTATGCGAATGAGTTAAGACAAGCCCAAGAGGAAAACAGAATCATTGAATTGCCGATAGACAAAACCATCCCCGTTCAAACATTCTGGGACTTGGGATGGGCAGACATGACGTCTATCTGGTTTGTGCAGGTTATCGCAGGTGGTGAGGTCAGGGTCATAGATTTCTATCAAAACTGCCAAAAACCGATTGACCACTACGCTCAAGTGCTTCAGGACAAGGGATATATCTATAAGGACTGGTGGCTACCTCACGATGCCGAACATAAAAACATGACAGGCAAGAGTGTTAAGGACATACTAGAGGCAATGGGTAAACCTATCCGCATCACACCTAAATTGTCTGTGGCAGACGGGATTAACGCTGCCAGGATGTTGCTTAACAGGGTATTATTCGATGTTAACCGCTGTGCTGATGGTCTTCAGAATTTAAGACATTATCGGTATGACGTTGACCCGAATACCAAGATGTTCTCTAACAAACCTTTACATGACCAGCACTCACACGCTGCCGATGCTTTCCGCTATCTCGCTGTTGGACTAGATGAGAGTCCAAAGTGGGGTTCTTCTATTAACAAA